CCAACCATCAGATGCTGCATTTGCATAGTGCAATCTCCCCTTACTTATCCGGAGGCAATTGCAATATCTCTGTGAACTTACACAGGAGAAGCAGGCTATGAAGCAGCAAAAGGCGATGTTAATCGCCCTGATCGTCATCTGTTTAACCGTCATAGTGACGGCACTGGTAACGAGGAAAGACCTCTGCGAGGTACGAATCCGAACCGGCCAGACGGAGGTCGCTGTCTTCACAGCTTACGAACCTGAGGAGTAAGAGACCAGGCGGGGGAGAAATCCCTCGCCACCGCTGATGTGTCAGGCATCCTCAACGCACCCGCACTTAACCCGCTTCGGCGGGTTTTGTTTTTTCTGGTCGTTCTGGTTTACAATCCATCCGTCAGCCTGAACAACTGGCACCTGCTGCGCCAGCAGAGAAAACAGATGGCGCACGATACCAAATTTTACAATTCGGATAACTCTGCCGCCCCTGCCAGCAGGCACGGGCGGCGTTCTCATGCATTCAAATCTGACTGGTATCAGCACGACCCCTGCACCGAAGAACAGGCTGAATGGCTGATTCAGTGTTACCGCAGGCGCGGATACGAGATTAAGAAAGCCCTCAGCCTCGACTACCGTCACTGGATAATCTCCGTCAGGCTTCCTTACTCCGAACGCCCACCGCGTCCGTCCCGCACATTCCAGCAACGGATCTGGAGGTAACGTGCGGGTATTACTTCGACCTGTTCTGGTACCGGAACTCGGGCTGGTGGCCCTTAAGCCAGGTCGTGAATCCATGCAGGTATTTCACAATACCCGGGTACTGGTGGAGCCGGAACCGAAAAGCATGCGTAATCTGCCGTCCGGGGTCGTTCCTGCCGTTCGCCATCCGCTGGTGGAAGACAAAACATTGCTGCCATTTTTCAGCGACGAACGAGTGATTCGTGCTGCTGGTGGTGCTGGTGCATTGTCTGACTGGCTGTTGCGCCATATTAAATCCTGCCAGTGGCCACACGGCGATTATCACCACAGCGAAACTGTCATTCACCGTTATGGTACCGGCGCAATGGTGTTGTGCTGGCACTGCGACAACCAGTTGCGTGACCAGACCTCCGAATCACTCGGGCAACTTGCTCACCAAAATTTGTCAGCATGGATGATTGACGTCATACGCCATGCAATGAATGGCACGCAGGAGCGGGAATTATCTCTGGGTGAATTATCCTGGTGGGCGGTCTGCAATCAGGTGGCGGATGCGCTACCAGAGGCAGCATTACGTCGTTCTCTGGGGTTACGTGCGGAAAAAATCCGCTCGGTGTACCGCGAAAGCGACATCATACCGGGAGAACAGACAGCCACCAGCATCCTGAAACAGCGCACAAAAAATCTTGCGCCGCTGCCTCACGCCCACCAGCAAAACCCGCCACAGGAAAAGACGGTGGTAAGCATTGCCGTTGATCCGGAGTCTCCGGAATCCTTCATGAAACGACCTAAACGTCGCCGCTGGGTAAATGAGAAATACACACGCTGGGTAAAGACACAGCCGTGTGCGTGTTGTGGTAAGCCAGCGGACGATCCTCATCATCTGATTGGTCATGGTCAGGGCGGAATGGGAACAAAATCCCACGATATTTTCACGCTACCGCTGTGTCGGGAGCATCACAACGAGCTTCATGCGGATCCGCTGGCGTTCGAAGAAAAGCATGGTTCCCAGGTTGATTTAATTTTTCGTTTTCTTGATCACGCCTTTGCAACCGGCGTGCTCGGGTAAAAGAGGTTACTGATGCGTATAGAGTTTGTTTTGCCTTACCCGCCGACGGTGAACACCTACTGGCGACGTCGTGGCAGCACATATTTTGTATCAAAAGCCGGTGAGCGTTATCGCCGGGATGTGGCACTTATTGTTCGCCAGCAGCGGCTGAAATTAAACCTGTCCGGAAGGCTGGCGATAAAGATTATTGCCGAGCCACCGGATAAGCGCCGCCGTGACCTGGACAATATTCTGAAAGCGCCGCTGGATGCGCTGACGCATGCGGGGGTGCTAATGGACGATGAGCAGTTTGATGAAATCAATATTGTACGTGGTCAGCCAGTATCTGGTGGACGGCTGGGTGTGAAGATTTACAAAATTGAGAGTGAGTGAGCGTAAATATGATATATCCGGAAATTACAGGCAAAAGCGGCGAACATTTACGCCTGAACACGCTGGAAGCAGTCTGGATCCAGGGGAAATTACGGATGTGGGGGCGGTGGTCGTATATCGGTGGGGGTAAATCCGGAAATATGTTTAACCGGTTACTGGTTTCGAAAAAGCTGACGAAAACAGCAGTTAATGAGGTTTTACGCAGCATGAAGAAATCCGGGCTGGAAAAACCGGAACTTGAGGCATTTTTTCGGGATATGACCAGAGGGAAGCAGAAGAGCTGGTTGTCACATTGTACAGACACAGAGGCGTTGATTATTGATCGCGTTATCAGTGAGGTGCTTGGGGAATATCCCGGGCTAATCAATATTCTCCGGCAAAGGTACGAAGGACGGGGAATGAGTAAGAGAAAAATGGCAGAATGTTTAAATCGTACTCACCCGGAATGGTGTTTCAGCACATGTGAGAAACGTATTGCAGGTTGGTTAGCCGTGGCTGAACACATGCTTTATGTACCTATGCACGATTCATTTCGATAAAAAAAGCTTGCTTTTTTACGCAGAAACAGCTTGAATTCCTGTAAGCTTCGCAAAGCTGTATCGCGAGGCGAAATGCAAGTTTTTTCGCACAAGGAAGCCACCGGAAGGTGGTTTTTTTGTGTCCGTAATATACAGCAGCGCAATAAATTCGCTGGTGGTTATTAATACCGTTCTTTCAGGTTGCTGGCTTTTTCGACAAGAGTTATTGGTGTGTCACGTTAACCGGAAAAGGGAAAAAGACATGCTGAAACAGCAGGATATGACAGAAACCGCCAGAGTGGTGTTTAATGAATTAAGCGTTACCGACCCGGCGACAGTCGGGGAGATTGCGCAGAATACTTACCTTTCACGCGAACGCTGCCAGTTAATACTGACCCAGCTGGTTATGGCGGGTCTGGCAGACTATCAGTTTGGTTGTTACAGACGCCTTCAGTCCTGAAGGCTTTTTTATTTGTGGTAAATGGGCGGCTGGTGGGTGTAAGGGGCACCCACCAGCCATCTGCTCATGCGTTGGGTTCACAAGCAAACCTCAGGCCCACTGCTTTGCGCAAAAGCAGAATGAGCCTATCAGAGACAGGCTTAATGATCCATGCTTAATACTGTAAAAATATCCAGTTGTGAGTTAATCAACGCCGACTGCCTGGAATTTATGCGGTCGTTACCCGAAAATTCTGTTGACCTGATAGTCACGGACCCGCCGTACTTCAAAGTGAAACCCGAGGGCTGGGATAACCAGTGGGCGGGTGATGAAGATTACCTGAAGTGGCTGGACCAGTGTCTTGCGCAGTTCTGGCGGGTGCTGAAACCTGCCGGAAGTCTTTACCTGTTCTGTGGCCATCGTCTGGCATCTGACACCGAAATCATGATGCGTGAGCGGTTTAACGTGCTGAACCATATCATCTGGGCAAAGCCGTCCGGACGCTGGAACGGGTGCAACAAGGAAAGCCTGCGGGCGTATTTCCCCGCCACAGAGCGCATTCTGTTCGCAGAGCATTATCAGGGGCCGTATCGTCCGAAAGATGCCGAGTATGAGGCGAAGGGTAGGGCACTGAAACAGCATGTGATGGCCCCGCTGATTGCTTACTTTCGTGATGCGCGCGCTGTCCTGGGGATAACGGCAAAACAGATTGCAGATGCCACAGGAAAGAAAAACATGGTGTCGCACTGGTTCAGTGCCGGTCAGTGGCAGCTGCCGAACGAAAGCGATTATCTGAAATTACAGGCACTGTTTGCCCGGGTGGCAGAAGAGAAGCATCAGCGGGGTGAACTGGAAAAGCCCCACCACCAGCTGGTGGATACGTATGCCTCTCTGAACCGACAGTATGCGGAGCTGCAGAGTGAATATAAGCATCTGCGGCGGTATTTTGGTGTGACGGCGCAGGTGCCGTACACGGATATGTGGACACATAAACCGGTGCAGTTCTATCCCGGGAAACATCCGTGCGAAAAACCGGCAGAAATGCTGCAGCAGATAATCAGCGCAAGCAGTCGTCCGGGTGACCTGGTTGCAGATTTTTTTATGGGCTCAGGTTCAACGGTAAAAGCGGCACTGGCGCTCGGGCGTCGTGCAATTGGCGTTGAGCTGGAGACTGAACGTTTTGAGCAGACAGTCAGGGAAGTTCAGGATTTAATCGTTTGAAACGGATGAGATTGCAGAATTAATTTCGCACCATTATTATTCTGGTCCCGGCCCTTTAGCTCAGTGGTGAGAGCGAGCGACTCATAATCGCCAGGTCGCTGGTTCAAATCCAGCAAGGGCCACCATCACATACCGCCATTAGCTTATCAGGAAGAGCAGACGACACCATAACAGGGTTGTTGGTGCGGGGGCGGGTCCCCGATGGCGGTCCATTATCGGTATTCTGCGTTGTTAGCTCAGCCGGACAGAGCAATTGCCTTCTAAGCAATCGGTCAGTGGTTCGACTCCACTACAACGCGCCACACTTATTTTCCAGGCTCGCTTCGGCGGGCCTTTTTTGTATCTGCGCCACGCCCGGTGCATATCAACCACAGAGCCTTTCGGGGGTGAGCTTACGGAGTGGTCAGTGTGACTTTCTCTGTGGGCAGATCGCTCCCGGGCGTTGGCTCACCCACCCAAAGGAACGTCACGATGTTTGGTATTTTTGGTAAAAAAAGCCCGCAGAGCGGCAACGGAAATTAAAAAGTTTGAAAAACGCGATCTGGCACAGGTGGTGATTAACGCCGCATACCTGGTGGCCTGTGCAGATGGTGAATGTGAGGCTTCCTAGAAAGCGAAGATCGAACAGGTACTGCGTAATCAGCCTGCGCTGTCCGCGTTTACGTCAGAAATTAATGCGATTAGCGCAACCATTATCGGTCAGCTGGATACGAACTTTAAAATTGGTCGTCGTGCGGCGTTACGTGAGATCGAGGATGTGAAACACGATACGCGTGAAGCGGAAGATGTGCTGGATGTGGCGGTGGCCATTGCGGAGGCAGACGGCGAAATTGAGCCGGAAGAGCGCAAGGTGCTGGAAGAGATTGCCGGTGTTCTGGGTCTTCGTCTGGAGAATCACCTGTGACGGTAAAACTGCGCCTGACTGTGGCTGCACTCCTGCTGTTTCTGGTGGTGATGGTGGATTTCACCAGCAGAATCATGTCGGTGCTGGCGGATGGGGTGCTGGTCTGCGGCATTGTGGTATTGCTGTGGCCGGTGATAAAAAGAAACAGCCTGCATAATGCTTGATTTTTTTGTTTGCTGTTTATTAAAAACACTTCTGCATGGTGAATCCCCCTGTGCGGAGGGGCAATCAGCGAGTAGGTATATGGGATAATCGCGGATTCAGGTGCTGGTACTGAATTCACCGGGAGGCACCCGGCACCATGCTTTGCCACAAAAGTGTTATTTCTGTTTTTCTCAAACTATCATCGTTATCCCTTTATTTCCGGCTGCGCATGGCGCGGCCTTTTTTTTACGACCAGCCACTGGCAGATGGTCATCCTGTGATTTGATTCCGGTTCCGGCTTTTTAACTCTGTTCCTGTACACGGGAGAAATTCGATGTCGATTAAACATTATGATGTTGTCAGGGCGGCGTCGCCGTCAGACCTTGCGGAAAAGCTGACACACAAACTGAAAGAGGGCTGGCAGCCGTTTGGTAGTCCGGTGGCCATAACCCCTTATACCCTGATGCAGGCGATTGCAGCAGAAGGTGATGTGGTGGTCAGTGGTGCAACTGAGCCGGATTGGTACTACGTCATCGTACTGGCCGGGCAGTCCAATGCAATGGCTTACGGGGAAGGGCTTCCGCTTCCGGATTCATACGATGCTCCGGATCCGCGCATTAAACAGCTGGCGCGCCGCAGTACAGTTACGCCGGGTGGGGCTGCCTGCAGATATAACGATATTATTCCGGCCGACCACTGCCTGCATGATGTGCAGGATATGAGTACGCTGAATCATCCGAAGGCAGACCTGAGCAAAGGGCAGTACGGCTGTGTCGGCCAGGGCTTACATATTGCCAAAAAACTGCTTCCGTATATCCCGAATAACGCGGGGATCCTGCTGGTACCATGCTGTCGTGGTGGTTCTGCATTCACCTAGGGCGCTGAGGGGACATTCAGTGCGGACACGGGGGCCAGCCAGGATTCGGCACGCTGGGGTGTGGGTAAACCGTTATATCAGGACCTGATTGCGCGCACTAAAGCTGCATTACAGAAGAACCCGAAAAATGTGTTGCTGGCGGTGTGCTGGATGCAGGGAGAGTTTGACATGAGCGCCGCCACCCACGCACAGCAACCTGCGCTGTTTACAGCCATGCTGACACAGTTTCGTGCTGACCTC